GCCGCCGTTCGCCACGGTGCACGACACACCGTTGACGACGATCTCGACCAGCTCCGGCATGACCGGGCGGAAGATCAGCCTGACCTCAGAGAGCACCGGCGTCGCGGACGCGTCGGTGGTCGCCAGCTCGGCCTTGACGTAGACATTGGCCGCGGTGTCGCCCTCCGCGAACCCAGGCATGGTGCCGCCGTTGGTGCAGGCCGCGGACCACGCCGCGCCGTCCTTCGACACCTTGATCGTGAGGCTCGTATAGGCCGGCAGCGTGGCGTCCCACTCGATGCGCGTGCCGCCGATCTTGTCGACAGTTGCGATCGAGTACGCCGGCGAGACGCGGTTGCCGCTCGTCAGATAGGTCCCGCCAGTGATCCAGGTCAACGTGGACCAGGAACAGGATGTCAGGTTCAGCGTGTTGCTGTTCGGGCTTCCGTCGTCAACCGCAGATCCGGTGTTCTCGTTGCACTTCCAGTAGCCGGCGAGGTTCGACTCGTTACCAGCAAGTTCGTAGCGCATCACGGCCTGCACTTCGGCCTGGGTCCTGGCTGACTTCCACAACCTGATCTCGTCTATCTTGCCGGCGTAGTAGAGCGGCGTGCCGCTCGTCCACCTGCCGATGATCACGTCCTTGTTCAGCGTCAGGTCAGTCGTCCCGGTCGTCGGAGTGCCGGACGTGTCGTTTACTCCGTTCAGGTAGACCTTGCACAGCGTGGCGGAGGACCGCTTGACCACGAACGCGACGTGGTACGTCGTGTTGATCTGCAACACCGTCGTCCCGTTGATCAGAACCCGGTTGGTCCCTCCGGTCGCGGCCTGCAGGTGCAGCTTCCCGTTCGTCTGGATGTCGCACTCGACGTAGTTGGAATCATCGGTCCGCTCAGACCAGAGTTGGCGTTGGTTCGTCCCGATCACCGTCGGCCTGATCCACATCTCGATCGTGAAATCCCCGGTCCCGACGTCGAGCGCCGCGTTGGTGGTGATCGTCCCGTAGCTCGACGTGCCGGTGAGCGAGATGCAATACGAATCCGCGATCACGTAGTCGAGCACGAGGTCATCGCTGGTACGGGCCCGGACGTCGGTCAACGCCCCGGCCGCGAAATCCGCGTGCAACGTCTCGATTTTGGTGTAGTCCATGGAATCGGCGTTCTGGATCCGGACGGTCGCCGGACGGTTGCGGTAGATCCCGACCTGGGCGTTGGCCGGGTCCACGCTGACGACCGTGATCCCCGGCATGCTAGGTCCTCACGCAAAGCCGCAGACGTTTCAGCTCCTCCGTCGTGGTCCCGGTGGCCACCACCCGCAGCCAGAACTTCCCCTCGCCGCCGCCCGCTTGCATGACCAGGGAGCCCGAGACGTAGTCGTGGGTGAGATAGGCGGCACAGGTGATCTTGACGTTGTCCACCGCCAGGATCGTGGCCTCCTCGCTGATCGTGGGATCATCCACGTCGCGGATGAGGATCTTGGCGGAGTTCGCAAACCCGAGCGCCTGGGCGTTCACCAGGGGGATCAGCGCCGGGTTGCTCTGCGAGGCGCCCGCCGCCCCGGTTGAAACATCGAAGACCGCCGTCCCCAGGGCTCTGAACGGCAGCGTGGTGCACACCTTGTCGCCCGCCGCGTATACGTTGTTGGTGACGGTGCCGAACACGATCGTGATCGAGGTGGCCGTGCACGACTGGATGTAACCCTCGTCGATGGTCGCGGCGTTGGCGATGAAGACCTTGGTGTTCGCAAGCCACTTCGAGGTGTCGATGTAGCGGACGTTGATGGTCTTGGTGGTCGCGTCGATGGTGACGCTGCCGCTCGTGTAGGTGCGCTGGCCCTTGATCGGGCGCCAGAGGTTGTTGTCGGGATTACCGGTGATGTCCTTCGTCATCTGGACCTGGGTGTTCGAGTCGGCCGGCCAGGCGGTATCGGTGGTCTGACCCATCACGTAGAGGACGAACTGATCGTTGGCCTGGGGCGTGCCGGACCAAGCCGCAGCCGGGATCGTGAGCCCGCCACTCGGCGCAGTCCAGTCGGTGCCCGTGACCCCCGCCCAGCCCGCGTTGCCGAAGGTCGGGTGGAGGCTGCTCGCGTTATCCTTCCACGCCTCGGCCTTCACCTGGTAGGCGCTGCCCGAGGTGAACTTGACCGTGTACTTCTGGCTGACGGAACTCTCCGCAAGGATGACGTGGGCGAGGACGCCGTTCCCGGCATTGCCGGGGTCGGCCACGGGGGTGCTCCATTCGGGCGAGTCGTCCCAGACCTCGAGGTGGGCGAGCGTCCGGCCGCCCAGGTTCTTGAGACGGCAGGCAACGGGCGTGCTCGTCTCGCTGCGCTCGACCGCCCCGAGATAGAGGTTCCCCGTGTCGAGGTCGATGCTGTTGTCCAGCATCTGGGTCAGATCGATGTCGCCGTTGGCCTTGCAGGCGAAGAACTCAATCGGCAAGAGGTACTGGAAGCTGAGATACGGGTAGTGGGCGGCGTCGCCCTTCCAGGCGAGATAGAGGATGTTGCTGCTGGCCGCAAACGTCTTGATCGGGTGCATCGCGGCCATGAACGCCATGTCGTCGCCGGCCGCGAGGTGGTAGGCGATCTCGTCGGTGACGTCGAAGCTCCACCACTGCGGCGGTGTCGCCGGGTTCGTCGGAAATGTCACGGTCGCGAACGGCACCGGGTGGTGGTCGATCCCCGGCACCGGCGAATAGATGGCGGCGTCGCCACCCCAGGGTATCAGGGCGGACACGTCTCGATAGCGGTAGTCGACATCCGCCCAGTCCGGCGCCGTCAGCAGTCGGAAGAGGCCCTGGACGTGCCCGTAGACGTCGGTCGTACCGCCCGCCGGGAGCCAGAAGAACAGTCGGACCCGCACGAGCACCGGCGAGTGCCCCATGCTGGCGCGCGGCGTCGCCATCGCGATCTTGATGATGGGCTTTTCGACATCCGGGTTGCCCGCCGCGATGCGCGTGAACCTGAGAGTGCTCGGGTCGTACTCACTCGTCTCGGTGGCGTTCCCGATGGTTCCGTCCACGATGATCGAACGGCCGTGGATCCGGATGCCCTTGAAACTGGTTTGCTGCGCGGGGTAGATGCCGAAGGCGAAGTTCCTCATGTGGTGAGCCCCCTCACCCGCTGGATCATCTTGCGCATGTCACCGGCCTCGGCCGCGCCCGGCAGCTTCCAGCGCACCCAGAAGAACCCCGCATGGCTGGCGGTGATCGTTCCGGAAGGCTGCCCCGACTCGGTGAGCGTGAGATCCTGATTGCTGTAGGTCCCGGGAGAACCGCTGGTATCGGCGGCGAACTCCACCCAGTTCCAGCCGTCGGCGACCTTGAGAGTGAGCGTGATCGCGCTCGGGTCCACGACGGTGTCGGCGAGGACGATCTGGAGCCCCTGAAACAGGTCGGCGCCGTCGCTGTAGCCGTTGCCGGAGCCGTACTCATAGACCTCGCTGCCATTGAAGATCGCGTCCTCGATGGCCTTGTTGCCGTTGACGTAGACATCGGCGGTCTTCTTGCCGGTCCCGCCGGTCTTCCAGTCCTGGAAGGTGATCACGAGAGTGCCGAGTGGAGCCATCTTGTGGCGGGTCGGCGAGCTGTGAGGCTTGATGGTCTTGACCAGGATCTCGTAGCTGGTGCCGTAGAAGTAGAGACCGGGCAAAGAGTAGAGCACGGTCATCTGGGCGGGTGAGTCGCCGACATTCTCGCAGGCGATCCGCAGGCCGGTGGTGTAGAAGCCCGACTCGACGACGCCGAAGTTCAGGACGTCGGTGGTCACGCCGCTGGCGTCCATGTAGGCACCGACCGACGTCTTCCACTGCCAACCGACGTCGCAGCTCGCGCTCAGGACCGTGCCTACGCCGGGCGGCAGGTTGCGGTTGATCGTGGCCCCGTCGGCGGTGGCGGTGACCCCTCCCATGTCGCGGTAGGGGTTCTTGGTATTGCAGTCAATCTCGACGGTGACCGTGGAGCCGTTCTTGTCGGTCACGGTACACGTGTAGACGTCGGCGATCGCGACGCCGCTGTCCAGCCAGGTTGGCGTGCCCACCACCGGCGTGTTGAGGATGTTGACGGTCCGGAGGCGGAGGTTGCCGACGGGTTGCCCCACCTGCGACGCGAGTCGCAGGACAAGGTCAGCGCTCATTGTGGTCTCCTAGATGCGGTAGAGAGTCAGCTCCACGCTGCACCGCTTCCGCTGGTCCAGTTGCGTCCCGCCGCCGGCGAGCGTCTCCGGGTAAGCTTCCGCGACGAGCGGCGTGATCTTCTGCTCGGAGCGGGGCCCGAACGCACAGGTCGCCGGGGTGGCGCCCACGTGCGTCAGGACGGTGACCGGCCCACTGCCGTCGAGGAGCTGTTGGACGATCCCGACCAGGGTGGCGTCCATGTCCTCCCAGCGGAGCCTGAGCAGGCGCTCGTCAACGGTCTGCGGCACCTCGGTGGCGATCGCCTGGCCGCCGATGGCGACCGAGACGCTGCGCGCCGGCCCACCCTCGTCGAAGCGCGAGACGATCTTCGGCGGAATGGTCACGGTGAGCTCGACGTCGCCCCGCTCGATCGCCACGAAGCTCACGGCGCGCTCCCGGTGGTGGTCGGGATGCGGCCCTTCTTCACTGCGTCGATGATCCTCTGCAAGTCAGACGCGTCGAAGTTCAGCTTGATCGGGGTGGCCTCGATCTCGGTCCGCCAGGCGTCCATCTGCTGCTTGGCAAAGTTGACACCCTCCTGCGCGCCGCGCCCGAAGCCTCCCGAGATCGAGCCCTCGAGGTCGGTGCCCATCTTGGCGAGGGCTGCGGCGGAGGCGGCGCGGGACGCCTCGACCTCCTTGGGGAGACCACGGAACGAGGCGAACAGGTCGTCCATGGCAAGGCCGGGTCCCTGGGCGATCGCCTCGGCGGCCCGCTCGAATTGCGGCGTCAACTGCACCCCCAGCTCCTTGGCGAGCTTGACGGCCTCCTCGAACTGCCCGCCCAGGGCCGCGACGGTCTGGCTGGCCGAACCTCCGGACTGGGCGATCGCAATGATCTGTTTCTCCAGGGCCGCCGTCTTGGCGCGGAGCTCCTCGGCGTTCATCACCCCGGCGCTCCTGCGGGCCTCGTCGGCGAATGATTTCAGCTCTTCCCGGCCGCGGGCGAGCGCGATCACGACCTGGAGGCTGGCCGGCACAAACTGCCCGTGCACGGCGTTGAAACGCGCCTGCGCCTCGCGCACGGCGTTCAACCACGTCACGCTCTCCGTGTAGAGCTTCTTCTGCTCCGCCGTCCGCTCGACGGCGATCTTCTGCTGGGCCAGGTAGTCCTTGTAAGCGGCCGAGCCAAGTTGGCGCTGCTTCAGCTCCTGCTCGAGCGCGTCACGCAACGCGAGCAGCCCGACGGCATTCTCCATGGTGGCGGCGGTGTTGACTCCGAGGGCCTCGCCCGAGGTGCCGAGCCGCTTGGCCAACATGTCCACCTGAGCGGCCACGTTCTCCATGGCGGCGCCGTTCTCGACCAGCGCAGCGGCCATCTCGCCGACGGGCTTGCCGGCGTCCATCGTGGATTTCATCAGGGCGTCGCTCGCGGCCTTCAGAACGCCGTAGACCGCGGCGATGCCGCCGAGCCCGAGGGCGATCCTGCTGAAGCCGACGTTCTCGGCGAGCTGCATGAGACCACCGCCCGCGTCCACCGACATCCGTTGCATGGAGCTGCCGATGCCCTCGGCCGTCCGCACCAAACGCAGGCCGTGCCGCTCCACGAGGGTCGAGCGCTTCCCAAAGTTGTTCTCGAAGACACTGACGCGCTCCTCGCTCTGGCGCATCTTGGTTTGAAACTCCACCGAGTCCACGCCCAGCATCACCTTGAGGGTGGCGAGCAGGCCCATCAGGCATTCCCCGGGAACATCTTCGCCAGCGCCAGGTCCAGCTCGTCGGGATCCAGGCCGTCATCCCCGCCGGCGCCGGGCGGGACCTCGGCCGTCCCCGTGAGCAGGATCCTCCACTCCATCAGCTCGGTCGCGCTCATGCTCCGCCCGAGCTCTCCGACGGTCCGTCCGAGGAGGAGGGCGAGCCGGAAGAGGAAGCGCCGCCCCGGGCGGCGAAGACTTTTCCCAGGGCGTCCATGTCGCCGCTGGTGAGATGATTGAGGCGAGCCGCCGCCTCGAACAGCCGGTCCATGGCCCCGGCCCCGAGGTGGGTCAGCGCATCGAGATCGCCCTGGGCGAAGAGGAGCCGCCCCTCCTCGTCGCAGGCGGTCGCGGCGACCAGCTTCGCCCGGTAGTCGCGGAGGTCGAGGTGCTGGCCCTCGATGAGGAGGATATCGAACGCGTCGCGTTCCCCCGCCGTCATCTCGCGCACGCGCACAGTGCCCCCCCACTCCGGCACCTCGACGTCGGCGGAGGCCAACGGCGCCCCGAGCAGGATCTGGTCTCTGCCGAGGAGGGTCATTGCTGCGGCGTCCAGGTGTTCTCCTTGATCGCCAGCTTGCCCTTGACGGTGACCACCTTGTCATGCGGGATGTCGAGCGGGAAGCCGGAGAGGCGGGCGGTGAAGTTGTACTGGTTGGTGCCGGTGGTGGTCGGCACGATGAGCTGGTAGTTCAGATCCGTGCCTGCGATCGCGGCCGCCTCGAGCGCCGCATGCTGTATGTTGGACAGGTCACAGAGGAGGTCGAAGTCGATCGTGCCGACCCGCTTCTCGCTGTAGCCATCCATCAGCTCGCGCACCATGCCGACGGTCGAGCCGGAGGTGATGTCGATCTTCTCCGGATCGCCCGCGCCACCAGGGTCCACGCCCCACTTGGTGATCCCGTTGATCTCGGTGAACTGTTCCGACTGGGCACCGTCACCGAGCTTGAGAATCGTACCCTTGCCGAAGGTTGCAACGTCCACGCTCATCTAAGCCTCCCTGTATTGCACGGTGAGCACGACCAGCCTCCCGAAGAGCTGCAGGTCGCCGTTGAAATCGTCGCGCGTGTCGTCCGCCTGCACCGACCCCAGCTCGATGTCGCCCCACCAGCCCCCGGCGCCGTCCAGCTCGTTGCGCAGAAGCCTCGCGAGGGCCGCCGCGGCCGGGTAGGTCTCGGCCCAGCAGGTGAGGTTGTAGACGGCCTCGACGCCGCGCGTGGGGCCCGACCCCGCGCGGTCGCGGCTGGCGTTGGCCCGCTGGTACGCCACGAACGGGGCGGTCGGGTTCTGTGGCGCGACGACGGGGTAGAACCTGGTCGGCGAGGTGCCGATGACGTTCGTGATCTCCGGCCGACCGGAGAGGTACGCGAACAGCCCCTCCTCGATCGTCATGCCGCCGCCTCGAACTTGTCGATCAGCGCCTTCAACCGATCGGTGATCATCTGGCGGATGTACGGCCAGCGCCAGGTGACGGCCGGGCGCATGAACGGGTGGGCGGCCATGTTGGGCCGGCGTTCGCCCTGGACATACTTGCCCTCGGCGAGGGCCTTCTGACGCTTGGCTTCGCGCCTGCCCAGCTTCGTGATTGCGGCCTCGAAGGCGGCCCCGGAAAGCCCCTGCTCGACGACGATCTTCTTGCGGGTGGCGACCGAGGCCTCGTAATTGGAGCGCCTCCGCCTGGTGCGCTCCCTCACGGGGGTGGAGCGCCCGGTGCCAAGGCCATACTCCTGGAACATGCCGTAGTACTGCTCCTTGTCGGGCGCGACCAAGGCGTAGGCATACCCCTTGCCCGCCTTGATGTGCTCCACCTGGATGCCGCCAGCCAGGGCGCCCGTCCGCTGAGGGGCCAGTCCTACCATCGCGGCGCGGAGATCCTGGGCGCCCGCGTCCACGATCGGCCGCAGGAAGCCAGCCGCGAGCCCCTTCTCCATGGCCATCAGCTTCCGCCGCAACTCGCCGGCACCCTTGAGCTGGATCTTCATCACGCCGCGCTCTCCGTGGCCTTCAGCTCGCGGCACATGAGCTGCAGCTCGCGATGGCGTTCCTCGGGATCCACGATCGAGAGGATCTCCAGCGTGCGGCCATCGTGGCTGAGCCTCATCGTCGTTTCCATGCCAGGTCGATAGCGAATCCGCACCCGGATCGAGGTCTCGGCGGCCACCTGTTGTGCCTGCCAGTATTCGCGGCCGGAGAGCGGCTCGACCGCTCCATAGACCGTGGCGACGTCCGTCCAGGCCTCCACCAGGTCGCCGCTCGGACCCTGGGTGATGGTGAGTTGCTGGATGGTGACCCGGTGGCGGAGGGCGCCGGCCTTCATGGGCAATGTTCCATCGCGGCCGCTAGGGCAGGCGGATGATGGCGAACTTGACGGTGGCGGCGGATCCTGCGAACCAGAGCTTGCCGTCGGTCTGGCGGAACGCATCGCTTCGGAACGGGCCGAAGAACGCCATCTTGCCGGCATCCAGGTTGTAGCCCGCGATGGTCGCGGTCCGCCCGAAAGCATCCGTGGCAC